TCAGTTGGTAGAGCAGCGGATTGAAAATCCGCGTGTCGGTGGTTCGATTCCGCCCCAGGCCACCAGATTTGACAAGGGTTCCGAGCAATCGGAACCCTTTTCTATTTCTGGCGGTGTGCCAGATTTGTGCCGCAGTGTGCCGATGTTGTCCGCGTAGGCCGCCACGTGGTCCCGCCCGAGGTGCGCGTAGCGCAGCACCATCTGATAGCTGGCCCATCCTCCGAGCTGCTGAAGGATTGGCAGAGGCGTGCCGGCCTGAACGTGCCAGCTCGCCCACGTGTGCCGCAGATCATGAAAGCGCAACCCTGACAGGCCCGCTCGCACGCATGCCTTTTGCCATGCGTGGTTGTAGATGCGGCCGATGGGTGCTCCCTTGTACACGAACACGTAGCGCTTGTGCTGCCCCTGCTGCTCGCGCAGCACGCCCAACGCGTCCTCGTTCAGCGGCACGGAAATCACCTTGCCGGCTTTGGCCTGGTCGGCATGAATCCACGCCAGCGCCCGCTCTCGATCGACCTGCGCCCATTCCAGCAGTCGCACGTTCGATTCGCGCAGCCCCGTCGCCAACGCAAACCGCGCCATCTGTCGCAGGTGCGTCGGCAGTTCTTCCAGTAGCCGTTGCGCTTGCGCGCGGGTAAGCCAGGTCAGGCGTGCGCTGTTCTCCCGCAGCTTGCGAATCGGGGGAACCGCGTCGATCCACCCCTCCGCGTGGCAGTGATGCAGGATGACCGAGAGCGCGGCCATGTGCCGGTTCACCGTCGCGCCTGCTACCGGACTACCGCGGTACTTCTCGGCCGCCTTCGTCTCGATCAGCGCCTGGATGCGTTCGCGATCGATGTTGCGGACGTTCTCTCCCTTCAGTTGATCCGTTAGCCAGCGCAGGCGCTGTTTGGTGGTCTCCAGCGAGCGCTGATGCTGGTTCTGCTTGAGCCAATGCACGACCGCCGCGTCCCACGTTACGGCCGGCCGCTCGCCGAGCTTTTTTTGCCGCCAGTAATCGCTCGCAACCTTGGCGGCAAGTTCTTCCGCCGCCCTACGGTCCGAGGTGCCAGAAGATTGTCTAATTCGCGAGCCGTCGATGCTGAGGTCGAACCACCAAGGGCCATTTTTTTGTCGCTTGTAGAACCGCATTTCCCACCTGTTTTTTCGTATTGCTGTCTGAGCCAATCTATCACGTCGACATCCACGAGAACCCACGCTCGACCGATCTTTGCGGCCGGCAGTCCGTGGCGGCGGATGCATTCGGACACGGTTTCGGGCGTCGTGAACAACCACGCTGCCGCTTCTTCCAGATTCATCGTTCGCATCTTGAGCGCCTCACGTTCAGGCCCGCGTGGAAGGGATACACGCAGCGCAACTCATGGAATGATGGTTTGAGGTCGTTTTTATGGGTAACTGTTTGATTCAAAACATATTCGTCTGCCATCAATTGCCACCATTCAGGCATGGCGACCCTCAAAAACTCGTGGCCTAAAAAATAGGCAGCGTCCGTAACTGATGGCAAAACGCCTGTAACTCGTGGCAGTCCATTCCGGCCTATGCCTTGCCCTTCCTCGCTTTCTTTCTCTTTCTTTTTCAATGAAATAGAGAGAGAAGAGAGAAGGACGGCGGCGGCCCGCGCCAAAACCGGACTCATGGCAAAAGCGGCTCGACTAGTGGCAAATCGAGGGAGACTCGCGGCGGCAGTCCTCTCAACAATCAAGGACTTACGAGCGGACGCCATCGAAATCCACGATTCGCGTGCGCTGCCTGCCCGGTCGCTGTGGAAAAATCCGCCGGCGCTGCCCCGCTTCCTCTCGGCTCGCGCTGTTTCCCGGCCGTTTCGACTCGCGGGGGGAACGGGGGGACGCGACTGAAGCGGCGGCTGCGGGTCGGCGTGCGCCGACTGCTGCGCGCATCGGCGCACGCGGCGGAAACCCGATTCCAGGGCCGCTACGCGGCCGGAAAGAACGGGAGAAGGGGCACGGCCGCCCGGCGGCCGCGACGGCTGAGAAGGCGTCATGCGCGGCTCCGCTCGAGTGCGTCGGTCGCCAAGTCTTCGCGCACCGATACGTGGAGGCCGAACGCGGCGAGGCGCTCGAGCGAGACGGGCGTGAGGTAGGGCACACGGCGGGTGTAGATGCGCCGCTCGACTTCCTTCTCGCCGACCACGACGCCGGCGTGCTTGAGCTGCGCCTTGAACACACGATCGGACTTCACGGGCAGGCCGTTCCATTTGTCGCGCAGCGCGCTCGTGTGCGCGAGGTGGTCCATCACGTGGCCTGTGCGCAGCAGCAGGCAGAATTCGCCGTCGACCGTATCGAAGGTGTACGGGTGCTTGTAGTTGCCGCCGTCGATCTCCGACAGCACGGTTTCCATGATCCAGACCCACGGCTCGCGATCGGCGCTCGTCTCGGCGACGTGACCGTTCATTTCCGCGAGCAGGTCGTGCGGAAAACCGCCCTCGCTCGGGTCCATGCCGGCGAATTCACACAGATAGCGCCAGGCGAGGGCGACGGCGGCGTAGTTGGCGGCCATGCGGTTCGCGCCATCATCAGCGCCGCTCGCGATGCATTTTGCGAGCGCCTTGTCGCGCAATGTCGCGTAGTGCTCGAGCACGGCGCGCTTGTCGAGGCCCGCGAGATATTCGAGCCACTGCCGGACCGGGAAGCGCGGCAGATCGTCGGGCAGCAGCGGACCGCGCTTGCCGGTCAGCGTCGTGCGCACGAGCTTGCCGAGCAGGCTGCGCACGGGTACGTCCTCGCCGGCCAGCATCACGGGCGCGCACAACAGGTATTCCGTCATGTCGGTGCCGCGGCGCGTCACGGTGTATTGGTAGTTCTCCTGCAACAGCCCGACCGCCTTGTCGATCACGTCCTGTCGACGCGCGGACAGTTCCTCCCATCCGACCGGGTGGCTCGTGTGGCTGATACTCGTCAGCAGCCGGAATTCGGTTTGCAGCGATTGCCCGGAGAACATCGTGAATGCGAGCGAGCGCTCGAGGCGCTTGATGAGCGTCGACTTCCCGGCGCCCTTGTTCGCCTGGATCGTGATGTGCGGCCAGAAGCCGAGCAGCGCCTTCAGGTGCCCGCCGAGCGCCCACACGAGCGGGATGGTCGCGGCGTTCTGCTTGAACGTCGTCTGGTAGGCCGTGATGACGCGGCGCGCGTCGCTGGTCGGGCCGCTCGGGAACGTCAGGTTGTGATACGGGCACTGCTTGTCGGCTTCGGTGAAGTAGCAGTCTGGGCCTTCGTTGACGATCAGGCGGCCGTCGCGCCATGCAAGCCCGACGAAATTTGCGGCCTGGCGCGCGCCGAGGTCGGCGCCGCGCTCGAGAATGTTGACCATGCGCTTGAACGGCGCCGGCGTCCAGATCGGGCCGAACTTGCCCCACTGGTCGACGTTGTGGAGCTGGTCGTCGAGCATCACGCGGCGGATGAGCTGCGCGCCGTGCCGCGGCGTCTGGACCGACACGGCGAAGTAGACGGTCGGCGCCTGGTCGGCATCGCCCGTCATCGTCGACGTCGCGCTCGCGACCGATACGCGACTGATACCGGCGATGCGAAAGCCGCACAGGTCTGTCATGACGGGCGTTTCCACGCCGGAATCTTCGTTGCGGTCCATCTTCGTGATGTAGCTCGTGAAGTCCGGCCGCACGCGGAATCGCCAGTACTGCGCGAAGTCGTGCGACGGCAGAAAGATGCGCGGCCGGCCGCGACGCGACGCGTCGCCGGCCAAGCCGGCAATAAGCCATGGCTCGAGCTGCTCAAGCGCGCGCGCCAGCTCGGCTGGGCCACGCAGTTGCAGATAGTCGTTCACGTCGTTGATCGGCTTCTGTTTCGTTTCGCCGTCCGCCAGATCGGCGAGCCAGCCGGCCTGGTCGACGAGCACCGCGCTGATGTTGAGGCTCGTGAGTCGTTCGTAGAGGGCCCACGCGGCTTCCGGTCCTGGTCGACGGCCGGCGCGCGGGTGGCCGTCCGGGAATGGCTCGTCGTTGTCCATGCAGACGACGATCTGCTTGCCGCGTAGCGACGAGAAGTCGATCGCGTCAACGTTGGCGAGGCCGCGCAGCGCGAGCGCCGCGGCACCGGGCATCGCGCAGGTGTCGATCGATAGCGCATTGATTGCGCTTTCGACGATGAATACGCGCTTCGCCTTGTCGAGCCGCCGGGCGTCGGCGGTCCAGCCGTAGCCGGCCTTGTCGCCCTGCGTCTGCGTCTTGACGCCGCCATTGAGCGCCGGGTCGACATAGCGCATGTCGACGGCGACGACGCGGCCGTCGGCCGGCTCGCGCACGATGAATGCGGCGGCCGGGCCGGCGTGCCCGACTTCGCCGGCGGCGACTTTCGAACTCGTCCACGTGTTGAAGCCGAGCGAGCGCACGGCGAACGCGGCGTCGATCGCCGCGGCCGAAATGCCGCGGCCGCCGAGGTACTCGCGCACGCGGTCGCGTTCGGCGAGGCAGCGGTCGGCGATGTATTCGACGGTCGACTTCTCGCGGCGCTCCGCCGGCGCCGGTCGATCGAGCGGGATGCCGTAGGCGTCGTGCAGGTAGCGCACCGCGTCGGCGACCGTGCCGCCGCGCGCGTGGATCACCAGGTCGATGCACGAGCCGCCGGCATCGGCGCTGTGATCGCGCCAGCCGGTGCCGTGCTTCGGGTGGTTCACGTAGATCGACAGGGACGGGCTCTTGTCCTCGTGCTGCGGCGAGTGATAGAGCGCCTTGTCGCCGCCGCGGCCGCGCTTGAGGCCGAGGCGGTCGGCGAGGTCGTGCAGGTCGATTCGTTGTTTCAGTTCGTCGATCGTGGCCATTTCTGTGTCTGCTACTTGGGTTGCTGCGGTGTGCGGTCGGTGGGGTTGCCGGTCGTGGCCGGGCTGAACACGACGGCGTGCAACGCCGCGGCGGATTCGGGGAAGGCGAGGGCGAGGCGGCCGCTGAGCGCGGCGACGAACAGGCCGAGCATGCATTGCCGTTGAAGGCTGCCCGGCTTGTTGTCGAAGCGCAGCGTGCCGGCGGCCGCGGCGATTGCGGAGGCGAGCGCGATGTCGTGCGGCGCGCGGTTCGGATCGTGGTTCATGCGGGAATCCTCCCGAGGATGGCGTGTTCGTTCTGTTGGATTCGATGCACGGCGATTTGCAGATTGGCGCGCGCCGTCATCGCCTCGTCGAGCATGTCGCGCAGCCGGCGCTTATTTCGCTCGAGGTTCGCGGCCGCGTGCGCGATCGCGGCGTCGCGCGTGGGGCCGACGCCGGCCGCCATGCCGGACGCAAGATGCGTGACGGCCCACTTTTCGGGGTGGCCGTGCGGCGCGTGACGCTCCATGTGAATGCCGAAGGTTGCGCCGGCGTCGTTCGGAATCACGACGTGATCGCCGCTCACGGTGCGAAGGCCGGCGGTCGTCATGAGCTCGTAGCGGATCGATGCGGCCGTCATGCTCACCACTCCCCGGCGAGGCCGCCAAGCGCATTCAGGCGCGAGCAGACATCGATACACAAAGCAGCGTGCGACCACGGGAAGTACCCGTGACGTTTCAGCGCTCGTAGTTCTGCGATTTGATCGAACATCACGTAGCGGCAGGCGCGCCGATAGCGGATGTCAGCATCCATGTCGTCCGACGGTAGGGGTTCAGCAAACAGGTTCATGTCACCCTCGAAAAAGCCGGGGCGTCGTGCGGACCGCCCCGGAAAAGCGCCGCGCCCCGAGGCATCGGGGAGTGCGCGCGGCGTGAAAGTGGATGCGCTATCGGGCGATGCAGCGCGACAGCGCGTGATCGGATCGCCTCGAGCTTGTCGACGGCGGCCGGCGCGGCGCTATGTGGGCTTGGCTTGATTGGCTTTGGTCGCCGCGCGTTCGTATGCGGCGCGATCAGCCCATACGATCAAGCCCACACGGCCCGCGCCGAGCGCTGCTTCGGCCGTCGTGATCGCGTCGGTTGCGAACGAGACGAGCGTTCCCCGCCGCATGGCGCGGATGTCCGTCATGGACTGTTCGAGGAGCTGGAAGCGCAGGTGGTCGTTGCCGATCTCGGCGAAGAATTCCGTGAGCGTCATGGCTTACCTCCGCGGCGGAACGGACCAGGCCAACGCCGCGACCAGGGCGACCAATGCGGCGACGCCGACCGCGAACGCGATGGTGCGTGCGTGGCGTACATCGAACAGGCGCAGCACGTCGGCGGTCAGGCAGTGAATGCCCGTGAGTGAAAAAGAGAGCATCAGCAGTACGCCGACGCCGAAAACGTAGGGCTTCATCGTGTGGTTCCTCATGTATGCGCCGGCGGCCGGCGCAGATGGGTCAGTCGTTGATGTCATTTGCCGCGCAGCGTTTCGCGTCGAAGCTGCACCGCAAGCGGACGTATTCGCGGTTCTGCATCGCTCGCGCCGCGGATTCGACGACAAGGCGAACCGCGGGCGGAGCCATGTCGAAGTCGCCGACCATGCGCAGGCGCGACCAGGCCGCGCGCAGCTCGAGCTCGGAGAGAGGCGCGCGCATCGTGATCAGTGCAGAAGCCGGATGGTCGGAACGAGCGCCGGCATGTCGGTCGCGGCATCCCAGCGGCCGCCGAGCGCGTAGCCGAGCTTGCGGGCGGCGCCGAGAAACACGATGGCGTCGACGTCGGCGTTCCAGAGCTTCCGTAGGTATTCGCGGCGTTTCTCGAGTGGAAGGTCAGAGACGATGAATGGAAAAATGAGCGGGGCGGCAGCGGAGGTCGCCATATTCGTCTCCTTCTTTCAGTTGGCGAGGGACTGTTGCTTGAGGCCGGGCGCGAGCGTGTCGAGGTCCGTAGTCGACATGCCGAGGAGCCGGGAGACGTGGCGAAGGTTGGCGTACAGTTCGAGTGCGACGCCGCGCTCGGTGGTACGAGACAGGTCCTTTGCGAGCATGCCGCGGTAGCGCAAAGCTGACAGGCGCTGCGAGACGGTGAGGCGTCCCGTCTGTTGCGGCACCAGGCGACCCTCGAGTACGTCGAGCACCCATGCGCGGAACGACTTCGCACGATCGGTGCGAGCAAGCATGCCGAGCAGGTAGCAGCCACGCGGGCTGAAGATGCGGACCTGCTGGCGGCCGCCGGCGGTGTCGAGCTCGAGGAGCTGCGTCATCTCGTCGGTGAATTCGTCGGCGTTTCGGGCGTACAAGTCGGCGAGCCGATCATCACGGTTGTAGCCCAAGGCCCCCGCAATCTGCGGGCCCCTTAGCCATGGCACGTTATGAATGTCGACGACGTCGAACTCGACGGTTTCGAACACGAGGACTGCATTGGTGGCGGTGTGCTGCATGGATTTCTCCTTTCTTCGGGCAAAAAAACCCCCTCGCGCCGGTTAGGCACGATGCGAGGGGAAACAGCGGAAGCGAGTTAGGGTGCTAGACGGGCAGCTCGAGCTGCTGCGCGAGGCGTTCGCGCACGTGCGGCGAAAGCGGCAGGTTCAGCGACAGATTCGGCGTCCCGGACGGCGACAGCGTGCGTGCGAACTCCATGTTCACGACGTACGTGTGGCCGCATTCGGGGTTGTTGCACTGATACGTGACTTCGCGGAAGGTCAGCGACATTTCGCGGCTGCTGCGTGCGGTGGCTCGCGTGCGGCAGTGAGGGCAGCGATTCAGGATTCGCATGACGAACTCCCTGGGCGGCATTCGCCGTAGCCGCGGCGGGCGCATTCGCAATGCACGCCCACTTCGCCAAGTGTGGCAACGGCGTCAAGGTATTTGCGGGTGACGAGCACGAAGCCGACTGCGGCGACGAGCGTGTCGATTTTGTCGATCACGACTCCCTGCCCGCCGCTGAGGAAACGGCTGACCTGAGAGTCATCCCATCCAAGAGCTTGTTGCACGTCCTGACGCTTGGGGCCGTGCAGAGCATGGCGAAGCGCTGGCTCGATTAGGGCAGGGTTTCGCATGATTCAATGCCCCACAACGGGATTTGCGTGCGCTTGCGCGCTCGCGTCGGTAACTTTGGCCTGATACCGCTCAACCCCTTCGAGGTAGATTAGTCGCGCGACGCTGGACGTCGAGCGATTTTGGGACGCGGACAGCTCTTCGAGCGTGCGGCGTTCGTCCGGCATGAGCCGCATGTACACGGGCTTGTTGGACAACACGCCGCGCGGCGAGCGCGTAACGGGAGCTTTCTTGCGAAGCATGGCGGTATACTTCCCTTCGTTAACCTTGCACAACACTGATGATACACACCGATCGGTGTGTATGCAACATAAAATCAAACCAAATGGTAAGTATTGGCGATCGATTGCGTGAGGAGCGGAAGCGCACGTCCTTATCGCAGCGCGCGTTTGCTGAGCGCGGAGGCGTGACGGAGAAGACGCAAGTTCTGTACGAAAAAGGGGAGCGAGTGCCTGATGCTGCGTATTTGGAGCAAGTTGCGGCGGCGGGGATCGATGTGCTCTACGTTCTTACTGGGCAGCGCAATGCATCCGAGTTGTCGGCAGACGAAGAAGTGTTGCTGGCAGGGTATCGCTCGCTCGACGCAAAGGGGCGAGCCGGTGTGCTCGGCTTGATTGGGGGGATGACACAGCAGGTTCCCGCCGCGTCGAAGGCCACGAAAACCAAGGCGGTTCATCAGAATTTCGAGGGGGCGAAGATCGGGAATCACGTGGTTGGCGATGTGACGGCGCCCTTCACAATCAACATGGGGGGGCAGGACGAAAAAAGAAGCGGGAAAGCTAACGCACCTGGGAGAAACAAACGGCGAGGCCAGCCGTAGGAGAAAAAGAAGGTAATGAATCAGAAATTCAGCGGAGAGGTCGGCCTGGTTGCGGGTCGAGATGTGAAGAGTAGTAGCGCACAGGCGAGTGTCAATCTTCACTTTCACAGTGGCGAATCGAAAGCTGTCGTGACGAAGTTCATCAGCGACAAGCAGCGCAATGTGATTGCACGCAAGGCGTTCGAGATACAGGACAGGACTGGTACCGATAAACTGATGGTGTATCGGCGGCTCATGACGGTGTTCGATTTCAAGAAGATGGACGAGATGCCGCGCGATGTATACGAGCGTGCGTTGAAGTATCTGGATGGTTGGATACGAAACGGTACGATGGGGCAGGTGCCGGCGGCATCAACGAGATCAGACATCAAACCCTTATCCGGCATTGAGCCATCAAAGCCATCGGAATTGTCGATTCCAGAAGTGCCGGAGACGCAGCCTCTTCCAGCCAATGCCATGACATCAGAGGCGCTTACGACTGCATCACATGCCGGAGATGATAGGCAACGGCAGCGTTTCCGAGCATTTACAGCTATCAGTGTTGGCGCTCTTGTTTGTGCAGCGATTTTGTATTACCAAGTCGATAAGAGATACACACCGACGCAAAGCGCAGTATCCGAATCAGCTCCATTGCAATGCGAATACGGGGGGAGCCGGTACACGGTCGGCAGCATTGTGATGCAGGCGGGCATGCGTGCGCGATGCGCCGAAGCGGTCGGACGTGGTGTTGAGTGGCAGCCACTCGCGACGAATAAGCGGCACTAATCGCAATATCACATAGACAGCCGGGAACCGGCGCGCGAGACCATGAAATTCATCTACCAGAAGTATCAAGGCGAGTTCACCGAATACGAATTGATGAGCTGGGCGGAGAACGGCAACTATATCCAGGGCGTATGTGTGCGCTCAAATGCATACAAAACGTTTCGAAAAGACCGCGTCTCTTCGTATCTCGATGGATCGGATACTTTACTGACTGCTCCTTACGTGACTGAGGACGCACGTATTCCTGTCCGACGGGAGCAGGCATCAAGAATCAACCGAGGCGAGCCACCACCGCCGGGCGTTCCGCAGATCCTTTTTACGGGCTTTCCCGCCGCGCAGCGTGCAGAAATGGAGGCGCTGGCAACTGAAGCGGGATTGTACGTTCGAAAAAGCGGCGTGACGCGCGGACTGACATTTCTATGTATTGGGCCGAACGCAGGTCCGGCGAAAGTTAAGCAGGCTCGTGAGCAGGGCACATATATCGTGCCGGCTACGCACTTCGACGTGTTAATCGAAACCGGAGAATTGCCCGACGAAGAGTAGTGCAGAGCTATCTGCTTCCCTGAAAATGCGACCGGTGCCGCTCCGTCGTGGGGTCATCGCGCATTTCGAGCTCGAGCGCGGTCGTGAATCCAACGTCGCCGATCGTGTGCGTTGCCTTCTTCACGAGCCACGCCGTCTCGTCGATTTCCGGCTTAAAGCCTGCCACCGTAACGGGCATCTCCGGGAACAGCTCGGCGCGGCCGCGCGCGAGCGTGTAGCTCATCGTCGCCTGGCTGCGCTGCATCCGCTTGAACTCGGCTTGCGCGGCCGCGCGCGCTTCCGCCTCCGTTGCGTAATCTTCCGGCAGCACCTTCACGTTCTTGTTGTTCTCGCCGCCGACGATGACCGACTTGCGCTTCGCGCGGCCGGTCGAATGGTAGTGCGCGCGCACGGCTGCGTAGTTCTCGCGTTCGGACACGTGGTAGCGATGGCTGTCGCCGCTCGCGCGCGTCAGTTCGAGCACGTCGAGCTTCTTCCCGCTCGCCGTCTGGCCGGTGCCGATCGGCATGAACAGCAGGCGTAGGTCTTTCACGTTCATCACCGCGTCATAGCGCTTCGCCAGGCGCGTCAGAAACGACATGTCCGATTCGTGCGTCTGGTCGATGTGCGCGATCAGGACCTTCGCGAGCGCGTCGCCGACGATCGGCGCCAGCGAGTAGCGCCCGGCGATCGCGTGGACGATCGAGCCGATCGTCTGTCGATGCCAGCTCTTCTCGCGGCGCTCCTGCATGCCGCTCGTCATCGCGGCCGAGCGCGCGCGGATGGTGATGATGTCCGGCGCGCCGCTGTGCTCGACTTCGTTCACAACGAAGCTGCCCTTGTCGACGAGCGGCTCGCCGGCCCATCCGATCGACGCCTTGATTGTCGCGCCGCGCTTCGGAATGTCCAGATCGTTTTTCGAGTCGTCGAGCACGATATCGATGGTGTCCGCCTCGTCGGAGCGCGATTCCGAAATCGACAGCGACACGAGCCGCGGCGCGAACAGGCGCGACAGATCGCGGCCGCCGACTGAAATGCGGTAGTCCGGCTGCGGATGCAGGCGCGCGACGCGCGGCGCGTCCTGCAATTCCGCCCTCGTGGTGCGTTCGTTCGTCGACGTGGTCATCAGCGCTTGTCCTTGCGCGTGTTCTTCTCGCGCGTCGTGCGCAGCACGTCGTCGTCGACGCGCTCGATCGTGAGCTGGAACTCGATGCGCCGCGGCGTGCCGTCCGCGGTGTGGTAGCTCTGCGTCTCGTTCAGCTCGGCGATTACGTACGCGCCGTAGACGTTGCCGGCGCCGTCGACGAGCACGTACGCTTCGCCGGTGTCCGCCATCGCGGCGAGCTCGCGAATCGACGCGATCGAGCCGAACGTCTCGGGCGCGACGAGGCCGTTCAGCGTGATCGTGTCATCGCCGACGCCGGCGAACTGGCGGCCGTCGCGCGCGCCGATGCGCGAGCTCGTCGGATGCTTCCATGTGCGCCGCCGCTGCAATTCGCGGAACGGCGCGCTCGTCAGGCTGAAAACGAATTGGTCGAGGGACATGAGCATGCGTGACTCCGGTTGCGTCAGTCCGACAGGCGCGAGCCGATGCGCGACTGCTTCGCGCGCTCGCGGCGATCGAGCGCGGCTTCGACGGCGCGTGCGATCGCGTGCGGGTCCTGCCCGGCCTGCGGGTAGATGTTGATGACGATCGGCGACGCCGGCGCGGCCGGCGATGAAGCCGCGGATGGCGCGGCGAGCGGCGCGCGGCGATCGATCGGCACGGTCGCCTGCACGAGCGGCGGCATCGGCTTTGCGAGCGCCGGTGTGCCGAATGACGTGACGGCTACGGTTGCAAGGCCGAGCGCCGCTTTCGCGATGCGCTGCTGCTCACCCTGCATACCGAGCGCGGCGCCTTCACCGACGAAGCCGCCGAGCTGCGCGAATACACGGCTCGGGCTATGGATGCCGAGCTTCTCTTTGAACCAGCCCACCGTGCTGTTCGCCATATTCGAAATCGCGTCTTTCACCTTGCCCAGTCCGCTGCTGATGCCGCCGACGAGCCCGTCGATAAGGTGTCCGCCGAACTCGGAGAACTTCGCGGGCAGCTCGACGCCGAACAGCGACAGCACGCCCGCGAGCGCCCGGTAGAACATGCCGAGCGGCGACCAGTTCAGAATCAGCGTGCCGAGCGCGGCGAGCCCGCCGTTCAATGCCGCGCGCGCGTCGCCCATCGCTTCCACGAACAGGCCGGCGAGCCCGCCGAGCGCGCGGCCGAGCCACGTGAGCGGCACGAGCGCGACGCGCAACACCGTGCCGAGCACCGCACCGAATCCGCGGCCGGCCGCCGCCGCCGCGGATAGGGCATCGGCGCTCGCGCGCGCCGGCGCGAACAGCTTGCCGAGCCAGCCGGCCACCGTCGAGAGCGCACCGCCCAGCCCGTTCCACAGCGGTTTTGCTGCCGCGAGCGCGCGACCGACCGGCTGCAATGCGCCCCGAAGCGCGACGCCGATCGGCGCCAGTGCATCGCCGATCGCCGTGAGCGCGCCCCCGACGAACGCCTTGATCGGCCCCCAATAGCGGTAGATCAGCAGCGCGGCGGCGGCGAACGCCGCGGCGTATAGGCCAATCGGCGTCGTGAGCAACAGGCGGCCGGCACCCATCGCGGCCGTGCCGAACATCCGCCATGCGGCCGCGCCGATGCCGAGCGCGCGCGACAGGATGCCGCCCTGGATGCCGAGCGTCGCCATGCTGAAACGCACGACTGCGAGCGGGCCGAGCACGCCGGCGAGGACGATCGTGAACGTGCCGAGCACCGCGAGCAGCGCGGCGAAGCCGGCCGCGAGCGCGACGACTACCTTCGTTGCCTGTGGGTGTGCCTGAATCGTCGTCAGCAGCCTGTCGGCGAGCTCGCGCGTCTTGTCGAGCGCGGCGTTATACATCGGCGCGATGCGCTCGCCGATTTCATTCAGCAGATCACGCAGCTTCGCGCGTGCGTCGAGCTCCTTTCCGGGCGTCTGTTTCGACGCAAGGTCGTGCATTTCGTCGATGCCATACGCGCCCTTGTTCAGCTTCTCGTTCTTGTGGATCTGCTGGCTCTGCATGTACATCGTCGAGAACAGATTCGCGGCCGTCCGGTTCGTGAAGATCGTCGAAATCATGTCCTTCACTTTGTCGGGGTCCGTGACGCCCTTCTTCGCCATCTGCGGCAGCAGCACCTTTTCGAGCCATTCGAGCGGCGACGCCTTGAACAGATCGCCGCCGAGCAGCGCGCCCGGCTTGATCCGCTTGATCATGCCGATTTTGTTGTACTCGACGTTCTTCTTGTCGAGCAGCCCGAGCTTCATCATCTCCTGTGCGGCCCGCACGGTCGTCTTGCCCTGGTAGACGTTGCTGTATGCGGACATGAGCCCGGTGCCGACCTGGTGCCCGCCCATTTCCTGAATCAGCGGCTCCATCTGGTAATAGAACGCGTCCTGGCGCATCTGCTTTGCCGCGACGCCGCCCGTCTGGATGAAGTTGCGCCACTCGTCGCCGCCAACGCGGCCGCCCGTCGCCGACAGCACCTTCTGTACCATGTTCGCTTCGTTCCTGAACGTCGCTTCGTCCTTCGTGCCGCCGCGCAGCTCGATGACCTTCAGCATGTTCATGAACTTCTCTTCGTTCGCGTGCGCGTCTTCCGCGCCGAACATCGCCTCGTTCGCGAACTTCATTTTCGCGAGCGTCGGCATCACCATCTGCGCGTGGTGCTCGTCCGCGAAGATCGACAGCGCGTCGCGCATCAGCGTCATGTTGTCCGACGTGCTCACGCCCATCATCTTCATCGAGCGCACGTACTTCTCGGCGTCCTTTGTCGCCTGGTCGCCGAGGCCTAGCGCCGTAATGCGCGCGCGCTCGTTCTGTATCTTCTTCGTCTCGTCGAGCGCCTCGCGCAGATCGCCGAGTGCGTGCGCGCCGGTCGAGCGCGCCGCGTAACCGCCGATCGCCATGCCGCCGGCGACGCCCTGTAGCGCCTGCATCTTGCCGCGCGCCGCGCCGAGCTTCTTCTCGCGCTCGGCCATGGCTTCGAGCTGGCGCGTCTGCGTCTGCATTGCCGCCGTGGTCTGCGCGATGTTCGAGCGCAGCGTGCGTTCGTGCTCGGCGAGCTGGCGCGTGTCGATGCCCGTGCTCGCGAGCTGCGCGCGCAGCTCACGTACGCGGGCGGACTGCTTCTCGTGCTCGATCGACAGCCGCGCCGCGGACTGCTTCGCCTTCTCAAAATCGGCAATCATCTGGCGCGAGGGTTGGTCGGCCGCACGCAACGCAGTGGCGAGGCCATTCACGCGCGTTCGCGCTTCGCCGAGCTTCTCCGCTGTGCCCGCGAGCCCGGTTCGCATCTCGCGGAACGAGGCGACGGCCTTCTGCTGCTTGCCGAGCTCGGCGAGCTCGCCGCGCGTCTGCTTGAGCGCCTGCGCGAGCCCCTTGTTGCTGTTCAGCACGTTTTTCAGGGGCTTCGTGAAGTTGTCGATCATGTCGAACATCACGCGCAGTTTCAGGGCGTTGTCCATCGTCACTCGTTTCCGCTACGTATCCGGGCGCGCTCGCGCCAGTCCATCAATTCGGCCAGGGAGAAGGCGGCCATATCGCGCGGCGTCCAGCCAAACACCGTCGCGATATCGGCCATCGCGTCTTCTACGCGGGCCGGGACTCCATGCTCGCTTTCAGCGCCTTCGGCATCAAAAAACCGGCGAAGATACCCCCAACGCCACGAGGTCGGCCGGGTCCATGCCGGCCACGTCGAACTCGGTCAGCGTCGGCGTGCTGATGCGCGGCAACACCTTGCGCAGCGCGTCGACATCGAGATTCACGAGTGCGGCGAGCGACGTGCCGCGCAGCGCGCCCGCGGCCGGCTTGCGCAACGTCACCTGCGTGATGGTCTGCCCTTCGCGCTCGATCGGTGTGTCGAGCGTGTGCGTGTTCTCGTCGGGCGCGGCGTGGCCCGTCGTTTCGATGTGAGCGGTATCGATGGTCGTCATGGTGTTTCCTGGGTTGGATGTGAAATTGGACTGGCCCGCGCTCGACGCGGGCGTCGATTACAGGCCCATCGCGCGGCGAAGGTCCGACGCGAGGTCCATGCCGTTGATCTTCTCGACCGCGTTCACGAAGTCGAGCTCGATGAGGTCGCGCCCGTTCACGGTCAGCTTGTAGTAGCTGGCGTTGGTCGTGATCTTGAATTTAGTGTCTTCCTTCGCCTTCGCGGTGCCCATGTCGATCTCTTCGTGGCGGCCCTTCACTACCACTTCGATCTGGTCGTGCTTCTTGCTGTCCTCGCGACGATAGCCGCCGGCGAAGCGCAGCAGCACGCCGTCGTGCTGTACGGCGCCGTACTGTTCGAGCACTTCGACCATGAAGCCGCCGCACGTCCACTCGAGCTGGAGCTCTTCGCTGCCGTAGTCGATTTTCACGGGGCCGGTCATGCCGCTGCCCTGCCACGCTTCCATCTTGCGCTTGAGCTTCGGAAGATTGAGCTCTTCGACTTCGCCCACGAAGTTCGCGCCGTTGTGAAAGACGTTGAAGCCCTTCAGTTTTCGAGGCATACCCATTGCATTTGACTCCTGTTAGCCCGCCACGCGCGCCGGGAAATCGGCGAGGAAGCGGTCGGTGATGCGCTGGCGCAGCACCAGATTTTCGAGAGGCGGAACCGGCGTGTAGTCGTAATCGATGTACGCCTTGCCGGACGCGAGAATGTCGGCCGTGTTCGGCTCCGGATCGATCCACGCGCTACCGCCGATCAGGTAGCCGTTCGCGACCTGCTGCCGAAACCAGCCGTTGATGCTTTCCACGATGTCGCGCGCGAGCGACGGATTCAGCGGGCCGTCGACGACGGGCATCTGCGCTTCGGCGATCGAATCGCCGGCCACCTGAGCGGTGCGCGTGTAGTTCTCGAACGCGAACTTCGGATCGTCCGAGCACGTGCGCTCGCCCCAGAACCGGAAGCCGTTGCGGTTCACGAGCGTCGTCACTTCGTGCTCGTTCAGGTAGCCCGCATCGGTCGCCGGGTCCTGCAAATCCCACGACACGTCGGCGCTGATGCCGGACACGCCGTTCACGACGACATTCGAAATCGTCTTGTGCCAGCCGATGTCGTTGTCGATCTTCGCGCGCAAGCCGGCGGCGATCGCCGGCGCCGGGATGACAGCCGTCGAGTTCGTCGTGTCGTCCCAGCCGAGCCAGTCCGGCCAGATCACCATGATTTCGCGTTGGCCGAACTGCTTGCGGTACGCGGCGGCTTCTTCCTTCGTTTTGCAGCCGGACGCCGACACATAGGCCATCGCGCGCAGCGACTGCGCGGTCGCCGCGAGCGCGGCCGCCACCGGCTGCGTATCGAGGCCGGGCGCCGCGAGAATGCGCGGCTTCACGCCGAGCGCACCCTGCGCGGCGAGCAGCGCCTTGATGCCCGTGTACTTGCCGTCCGGCGTCACGGTGCCGATGACGTTCGAGGTCGTCTCGTCGGCGTCCTTGCCTTCGGCGACGCGCACGACGACGGTCAGCGGCTTCGTCTGCTTGCCGATCGCGTCGAGCGTGCGGCGCAGCGTGCCTTTCTTGCCGGCCTTGCCGAGCGCCGCGACGACGTTCGTCAGCAGCACGGGCGTATTGAGCGGAAACGCGCTCGCGTCAGCGTCGGCCGCCGTGCAGACGACGCCGAGCACGGCCGTCGACACTGAGCGAATCGGGCGGCCGCCTTCGTTGATTTCGATGACGCGTACGCCGTGGTGGTAATCCTGCGGCATGGTGTGCAGCTCCTGTTACGTAAAAATCGGGAGGATTCCCTATGATCGGCCGGCGTCAGGCCGGGGCGTATTCGGGTTCCGGCCGCGCGGCGTCGCCGGCGGCGGCCGGTGCGGCGGGCGGCATGCCTTCCGGCGCG